AAGCCACCGCCGGAAGGCACGCAGTCGCTCGAGGGTCAGGGCTACCAGGTGCCAGACTTCGCGCCAAGTCGCTTCGAAGACGGTAAGATTGGCTTCCGGTCGTGGTCGCTTCGCTCCCAAGAAACGCTGTTCATGTGGGAGTTTGACGAGGACTCGAAGGCCGTAGTAATGCAGCAGATGGCGCCTCCTGACTACAAGATTCGACGGATTCCCCTGACCAAGGCGTTCCTATTCAGGACGCAGGTCGCCAAGAATAACCCCGAGGGGCGCTCCATCCTGAGAAATGCCTGGACGTCGTACTACTTCAAGAAGAACATCCAGGTGTTCGAGGGCATAGGCATTGAGCGCGACCTCGCTGGTTACCCAGTGCTTAAGATCGCCAAGCCGGAGATCGACAAGGGCCTCGCCGTGCCGGACGTCTGGAACACCAAGGATCCGCTGATGGTAGCGCTGCTGGCCGGCATGCAGAAGATGGTGCGTAGCGTGCGACGCGACGAGCAGGAGGGCATGGTGCTGCCGTGGTGGGCAGACTTCCAGCTCATGAGCACGGCCTCGAAGCGCTCGTTTGATACCAACCAAATCATCAATCGCTACTCGCAAAATATCTCGCAGTCGATGATGGCCGACTTCATCATGCTGGGACATGAGGCGGTGGGTTCCAAGGCTCTCGCCGCCACCAAGATTTCGCTCTTCACGTCGGCCCTCTCAAGCTTCCTGGACACGATCGCCGCGATCATCAACCGGCAAGCCGTGCCGATGCTGCTTCGGTTCAACGGGATTCCTCAGGAGCTTTGCCCGACGCTGCACCACGGGGACGTGGAAAGCATCAATATCCAGGAACTTGGGGACTTCATCGCGAAGCTTACCGGAACCGGCTTCAACCCGCTGGCGAGCTTTGACGCCCAGAAGACCGTGATGAACGCGGCAAGGTTGCCGACCACCGGCATCAAAGACCCAGCCGACGCCAACGTCAGCGGCGAGCTTGGAGATTCATCTGAGGGTAATTCGGGGGCACCGGTAGACCCTCAGGGCTCAACGTCAGGTTCACCTAGCGTTTTAACAGCCAAAAGGAGTAAGGCATGAGCGGACAGGAAGTAAAGACGGTACCACAGCCCAAAGAGCAGACGATTTCAGACCTTATCACGGAGTGCCAAGACGCGGCGTCCAAGATGAGTGTAACGAACCCACACAAGCTGTTGCTACTCAACTGCTGCTCGGCGCTTGGGCAGCTTTGCGACCGGCTTTGGGAGCATGAGCACCCCGGCATTCCAATTCCAGGATCGAGGCCGTCGTGAGCACCGAGGAACTTATTACGATTCAAGAGTTTGCTGAACGCTACAGGGTGGGCACTGAGACTGTGCGTTCCTGGGTACGCGAGGGCCTCATCGATTACGAGCTTGTGGGTCCTCGCAAAATGATTCGTAAGTCTGCCGTGTTGAAGCCGGTAGTCGAGGAGAAGCATGACTGAGCAGGAAGCTCTTACGAAGTTCCTCTTGGAGGAACAGAAGAAGGCTCACGACGAGACTCGAAAGACTCTCGACGAGCTTCGAAGAACCAGAAAGACACGTGGTGGAGTTGGGGCGCCGCTAGACGTGCCGTTTCACCTCAAGGACGCGGCGCGCGGCATGGGTATCATCGTTACCGACGCCGACCTCAACCCCGACCTGCAAAAGCCAATTCCCCGAGCGATGCAGGTCGAAAAAGAGCTCGACGAGATGTCGGACCAGCAGCGCTTGCTCGACGATCCTATCGTTGAATAATGGCTGAAAAGAATCTTGCAGAGGCGCTTTCTATCCAAGCGACTGCAGACCTGCTTTCCGTCCATCACATGACGGTCCGACGCTGGATAGCCAAGGGCTACATCAAGGCTGTTCGCGTCGGACCATGGCTGATTAGGATTCCACGTTCAGAAATTTCCCGCCTACGAACCCTCCGCGTGACTGCCTCAGAAAACGGTGAAGCTATCCGTTACCCGAATGTTTGAGTTTTATACACGGTTTACGTCCCGATAAACAAACCACCCGCCTCTATCTATAATGATAGGGTGAGTCAATTTCAAATCGCTAAATTCGACGACGTGCAAAGCCTCGTTTTTGGTTTTGCGAACGTCTCGATTTCCAAGCGAACAGCTATGGGCGCCGGTGGCGAAGAGTTCTTCGACCTTCAGAAGGATTCAGTGCCGCCAGACGAGCTCGAAAATGGCGCTTACGATTTCGTGCTTCACTTCCGTGAAGCCGACGAAATGCACGAGGGTGACGCAATTGGTCACCTCGTAGAGTCCATCGTCTTTACACCCGAAAAACTAGAAAAGTTCGCGACCGACCCAGTTACAGGCGCGGTTGACAAAGAAGGCCTCGAAGTTCTCAAGCGCCTCTTGCCAACGCGTTGGTGGGTTGGCTTCAAGCTTAGCAAGTCGGCTTACGCTGGCGTCAAGTCGGGGAAATACACGATGTTTTCGATCGCCGGTGACGCTGACAGGGTGGCCGCGTAGTGGCCCGTGAAAACGCGGAACTTCGAAACCTTCGGATTCGTCGAGTAGCTCTCGTCGACAAGGGAGCGAACTTCGATGAAAAAACTGGTGACGGCGCCCACATCATGCTCTTTAAGCGTGACTTCTCGAAAGACGGTGGCCCGTCACTTAGTAGCGTTCATGCCGACTCCCCAGACTGGGATGCGGAAGACATGGACGAGTACGAAAAGGCTGACCTAACGCCAGAAGGTCGTCGAGCGCTTGCCGACTCCGACTTTCTTGCGGTTTGGACTGACGCTCAAGGAAAGAAACACCGTAAGCTTCCGGTGCAGAATGCAGGTCACCTTGCGGCCGCGCGAGGCCGAATTGACCAGGCTCAAATGCCGGAGAACGTAAAAGCTGAAGCACGCCGTAAGTTGGAACACATGACTCATAAGGAGAAGCCCGTGGCAAAGAACGCATTTACGAAGTGGGTTGGCGAGCTTATGGCCGCCATCCAGGAACCCGACGTGGCGAAGCGCGCCGCTGCGGCTGACAAGCTCCTGAAAGATGCGGATGGGGTTGCGACCGAAATGGCCGCGCCGCCCGCGAAAGAAGGCGAAGACAAGGAAGGCATGGAGAAGATGAAGGCCGCGCACAAGGCGATGGGCGACACCATCAAGTCGTTCGGCGCCGGACCGCACCCGACGGATCACCCGATTCACGCGATGAAGGCGCTTCACGCGAAGATGGGCGAGACGCTCAAGGCCGCTGGCTGCGAGGTTCCTTCGGACGAGCCTGGCGCGCTTGACCACGCGTCTCCCGCGGTCACGAAGCGCATCAACGACATCGAGAACGAAAACAAGGAGCTCAAAAAGCGCCTCGACGAGCAGGTCAACAAGGCCGCGGACGCCGAGATGCGCGAGATCCTGAAGAGCTTCAAGTCCGTTCCGATCGACCTGAACACGGACGTGCAGAAGTTCCGCAAGATGAAGCAGGACGACCCGGAAATGTACGAGCGGACGATGACCATCTTCAAGGCCACCGACGAACAGCTTTCCGCCTCCAAGCTTTACAAGAACTTTGGCTCGTCGACTTCCGGCGGCGCCGGTTCTTCGTACGAACAGCTTGTCGCGAAGGCCGAGGCTCTTATCACGAAGAGCAAGGATCCGATGACCTTCGAGAAGGCGTTTGACCTGGTTTGCCAGGAGAATCCCAAGCTCGTCGAGTCGTACCGCAACGAGCAGAACTAGTTCGATTCAACGAGGTTAAAGGAGTAGAAGCATGGCTGCTGCATTTGAAGGCTCACAGCGAACCTATTCGGGTCTGATCTCCGGATCCGGCCTGACGGTCGCCACGGCCCAGTACAAGTTCGTGAAATTCTCGGCAGACAATACCGTGGTGCTTTGCGCCGCGACAACGGACATTCCGGCCGGCGTTCTGCAGTATCCCGTGCCTGCGACTGGCGATCCAGCGACGGTTTGCTACGATGGTGAAACCATGCTGCAGGCCAGTGCGTCGATGACTGCTGGCACGCCGATTTCGACCGACGCGTCGGGACGTGGTCAGACGGCGGTCTCGGGTCAGTACGTCGTCGGAATTCCGGTGAACGTTGCAGGTGCAACCACGGCCGGCACGCTCATCACTGCTGTTGTCAGCTGCGGCGCTCCGACGGCCAAAGCGTAGTGGACTTGAAAACGATCTAAAGGAGAATCATCAGTGGCTGCAAATCCTTATCTTGGACAAGTCCACGTAGACCGACCGCTCACCAACATGAGCATCGCCTACATCCAGGACGAAAAAGCATTCGTCGCAGGACGAGTGTTTCCGTTCGTTCCGGTGGACAAGAAGTCGGACAAGTACTTCTCGTACACAAAGGACGATTGGTTCCGTGACGACGCTCAGCTGCGTTCGCCTGGAACTGAGTCGGCCGGCGGTGGCTACGACATCGACAACACCCCGTCGTACGCTTGCGAAGTCTACGCCTACCACAAGGACATCGACGAGCAGATTGACGCGAACGCCGACATCCCGATCAACATGGAGCGTGACGGCGTCCGTTTCGTCACCCGCAAGCTTCTGCTTCGACAGGAGATTCAGTGGGTTTCGGACTTCTTCACGACTTCGAAGTGGACGGGTTCCTCGACGGGCGGCGACATTACGCCGAGCCCGACGTGGGACAACCCCACCTCGACGCCGATTGAAGACGTCCAGGTTCAGCAGGCGTCGATTCTGCAGAACACCGGTTTCGAGGCCAACACGCTGGTTCTCGGCTTCCAGGTGTATCAGAAGCTGATTCGGCATCCCGACGTCATCGACCTCATCAAATACGGTGCTGGTCCCGGCTCGCCGGCTATCGCGAACGAAGCTGCTCTCGCCAAGATCTTCTCGGTCGAGCGCGTCATCGTGAGCAAGTCGGTCAAGAACACCGCGGCTAAGACCCCGGGTTCGACCACCTTCACGGGTGCTTTCACCGCAGGCAAGAACGCGCTGCTCGCGTACGTCACCTCTTCGCCTGGGATCATGGAGCCGTCGTCTGGTTACATCTTCATGTGGAAGGGCATCTCGCGCGGTATCGGCAAGACCATCGCCGCCTACCGTATTCCGATGCCTTGGCTCGGTCTCGAGAACGTGCGTATCGAAGCAGAAATCGCCTTCGCTGACAAGATCGTCGGCGCCGACCTTGGCGTTTTCTTCTCGAACGCTGTCGCGTAGGAGTAAACCATGGAAGAGGGCACTCTCATCCGTGAAACGAAATACGTTGCAGGCAAACCATGGCAATGGGGTGACCGGGTCTTTAAGACCGGTGACCCCGTTGACGTGTCAGAACTTCCGGACCATAAGATCGTTCAGTTCCTGAATCACAGGATGCTGAAACCGGCTCCTCCTGAGCCCAGTGAGCCTCACGGCCTCGACGACGATGAGCTCATTGTAACTTAACCCTGCGCCAATCGTCCCGATGGCGGCGGCACATATACTGAGTGCCGTTCGAACGTGAAGGAGCGCTACAGTGAACTCTTCAGAACTTACAAAAGGTGTCGGACTTGTTGGGGCAATCATGCTGCGCCTTGGTGGCGGAGCTTCAGTCGCGTGCAACGCTGGCGCTCCTACGAGCGGTGGCAGTGGCACGTTTCAGGGGACTTTTCTGGCCCTTCCAGGCGCTCTTCTGATTGACACGACCAACTGCGTGCTCTATCAGAACACCAACACCAAGGCGTCGCCCACCTGGTCAGCTATCTGGAGCTCGGGTGCGAACAGCCTGCCTGCTGAGTTCCAGGGCTCTCCTGCTGACCCAACCGGCACGACCAGCACCAGCGCGGCCGTCATGATGGGCTTCGGCGCGTCGCCGGCACTTGCGCTGATTACGCCCGTACGTAGTACGCGCATGCTTCTGCAGATTGAAGGTCTCGTCACGCAGACGACCGGCAACGGTTCAAACCTTCAGCTCAGCTACGGCACCGGAGCGGCTCCTGCGAACGGTGCGGCTCTCGCAGGCACACAGGTCGGTTCAGCTGAGACCATCACCGCTCTGACGGGTGAGCTCACGCTTCCCTTCTCGCTGACGGCTATCGTCACCGGCCTTACCGTGGGAACGGCTTACTGGTTGGACCTCGCGGTCAAGGCGGTGACTGGCGGTACGGCTTCGCCCAAGAGCTGCAGCGTTACGGCAGTCGAAATCTAGCTAGGAGGTTTCAATGGCAGCCGTTGGCTCAGTCGTAGTCA